TCAATTCGTTCAACAGACGAAGCAGATTTATAATCACTGTTCCCACTAGGAAAAGGCTTATAACTAGTATTAGTTCTAGAATAGACTTCATCAAAATCAATTTTTAATTTTGCACATAATATTTCTCCATTTTGTAGAATACCAAATTTATCTGTATCTAAATATGGAGTAAAATAACCTACTCTATCAGCTTCCCAATTACCAATTCTAAAAGCTGCGTCATCTGCATCTCTAAATTCTTGTCTACAATCAGGATAAACAGCATGATCACCTGCATGGATACCTAAAGCGATATCACAAGTTTCTTCTGTTTTATTTGCAATAGATAAAGCTACAGCTTGAGTAATAGAAGCAAACATTTTATTTCTATTAGGTACAACTGTTTCTTTCATATTATCTTGCTCATAATGTCCTTCTGGTACATCATCACCACCTTGAACTAAAGCTGAATCTAGTAAATCTACTAATCCATCTAGTTTAATTTGACGGTAATTTACTTTGTGACCTTTATCTGCTAGATAATTAATTAGAGATTGAGCTCTTTCAAGTTCAACCCTATGTTTTTGACCATAGTCAAAAGAGATACCTGTTACAGTATCATATTCATTGATAGCTCTTAATAATAGGGTGCTGCTATCCATTCCACCACTTAACGAAACTACTACGTGTTTTGCCATAATTTACTTATTTAAAATTTGCCAGGTATTGTACGTATAGGCTAACGCTTGTTTAATTTTACATTTTATATATGATCGAACATACGAAAAAATAGTAGAAAATCCAACCCCTCCTAAAAGAAGTGTCCAAATATTTGGATGAAAGTGCTCTCCACAAAGTCCTAATGCATGTCTTATAAATTCTGCCATATTATTCTTCTACAAATTCTACGTCACCGTAATCATCAATTGGTTTATCTCTTACTAAGTCCCAATCTGCATTATCTATGATTTCTTGTTGGAGATCTTCATCACCTGTTTTCCACTGTGCTAATTCTTCTTCTGTTAAGATATATTCTTCCCATCTGAAGTTAGCATAATTTACTGTTCTTGTTAATTTAGCCATAATGTTTAATTTTCTCTATATTATTTATTTCTCTGAATTTAGTTGTATTATGAATTATATTTAAATAATCAACTTTTTCAAAGTCAATATCAAAATAATCATTCATATTTGCTTTTGGTTTTATATTTAAACCATTATCATTATACCATGTACTTTCTAAAGCAGCCATTACTGGATTAGAAGTATCAATTGATTCTATTCTTGGATTATTATCATACCAACCAAATTCTTGTGGTATTGAACAACCTAGTAAATGGAATTTAATATCAAAAAAATCATTCATATTAGCATTTGGTTTGTAATTCATACCATTACTACTATATCTAGTACCATCTAAAGCGGCCATTACAGGATTTGATGTATCAATTGATTCAATTTGAGGGTTATTATCATACCAACCAAATTCTTGTGGTATTGAACAACCTAATAAATGAAATTTAATATCTTTTAATTGGTTTAATTTAAGTAAACCCTGTACAAATCGTACTCTACCTAATGCCTTCCCCATATCTACATTAGTATGTGGGAAAAAATCATTATACCAAGTAGCACCATAAGATACACATAATTTTTTATAACCTAAATTAGCTAATAAACTAGCACATAAATAGGCATCATTTTTATCTTTACCTTGAATTACTGCTGTTATTTTTGTCTTTTTAGGATATTTAAATTGTAGCCAATATTTAGCCTGAGCTGCTGTTTGGTGGCAACTCATCCAAACATCAGGAACAATAAATTCATCTGGTTTTAATTCATTGACCCAATAGCGTAATCTTTCATGGTTATATGCTTCTCCTAACTCATGAAGTGAATTATCCATAATTACATAACGTCCTGTATCTCTAGCGTTGATAAAATATTGTTTATATTCTTCATCTATATCTAATAAATGAGGCAAACAATAATCATAATCATTAAATTCAGGTGATGCTGTTAAAAGACATCTTGGTACTTCATGTGATACTTTAAACATACTTTTTAGGGCGTCCTCTACGAGAGACTTTAAATTGTTTTTTATACTTTTCTTCTATAATATAATAAAGATCTATTATTTCTCCACTACATTTTAAAGCTTCTTCTTCAGCTTGTTGTTTTGTAATATCAAAATTTTTAGAAAATTCTGTAAATAGATAATCTAATCTATAAGCTTCATCTTTTTCGTAATCTTCTAATAATCGTTTTTTCCTAGCTTTAGTTACAGCTCCTTTTTCATTCCATTTAGCAATATCCATTTCACACTCTTCCCATAAATCAAATAATTCATGTTCACATAACCATGCTTGTAATTGGTAACATGATGGGTCAAAATCACCATTAAAAATTTTATCTCTAAAGTCCGATTTAGATGGCAATGGCTTAGTTTTATAACTATACATACGCCACCACATAAATCTATTATAATTTATTTTTTGAAATTTAGATAATTCCTTTAATATAAATTTTTTTGAGTGTACTGGTTTCTCCATATTAACAAGGGCAAAATACCCATAAACTAAAATATAATGTATAAAATACTGCTGCAATAAACAAAAAACCTGATACTGTATCTATTTCTGATTTGTACTTTTTGATAAATTTTTTCATAACCTTTATTTAATTGTCTTCTATATAAAATTCAGTATCGTATAAAGCTATTAGCTCTTTACGTGTTAGTTCTTCTAGGTAAGGTATATCATAACCTCTTTCATTCCATAATCTATGTTCTAGTTCGTTCATAACCTTATTTATAAAATGATTTTTGTTTCTTTACCCATTCTCTCATTACCTTTAATGTCTGAGAATCACTCATGGGTACCCACGTATATTCTTTATTACACCATTTCTGGCATTGTTTAATTCTTTCCCACCAAACGTATCCTGGGTCTCCATAATCATTCTTCTCCATAAATTTGATGTATGATATCTCTAATTTATCTAAACTTTGTAATACTGTCATAACCTTTATTTTAATGCGTTGACTTAATCATCAACAGGGTAAATATACGAACCCTTATTCAGGTATCCAAATCTTTCTTGGATTGATTATAATCAAGAAAAAAACCAACTGCTACTATAATATTCATACCTACAGAAGCTCCAATTTCTATTAAATCATGGAAATTATGAATTGATAAGTGGATGTGACCTACTACCCAAAAAGGAATAGCTAAATTTTGACTAATCCAAATTATAAGAAATTTAATAAAATTTTTCATTAATATTTAATAGTTAAATCATTCTCCAAAGAAGAAATTAAGGAATTTAATTTTTTTATTTCTTTTAAAGCTTTATCCACCCTATTAGAACTTTTAGTTACACCTGTAATTGATTTTTGTAAAAAATTTAACCTATCTTTTGCAATTTTTAATTCTGATTGGTCTATCTTACCATCTTTATTTAAATCTAATTCATTGTAGTGATCACCATCATTACCATTTTGACCTATAATCTCCATTCTTCTTTCTGCTTCTTCCCATTTTTTTATCTTTTCAAGATTATCTAAATTTTTTATAAACTCATCCTGGGTTGATATTTCTTCAGCATCTTTAACTTCAATATCTTCAACCTTTTCTCCATATAAATTATCTCTATATTTTCTTTTTGGATAAGCTTGATCAAAAGCAAAATTTGCAGCTATAACTAAAGATATAGCTAAGGGGTCAAATACAAAAATTATAATAAGTAATAACCAATTAATAATTCTATCCATGGATATACCGGTTAAACCCGATAAATACTGCAGTGGTCCTAATTCTCCAGCTACTTCGTTGTTATTATCTAATTCTAGCACTTGTAATTGAAACTTCTGAAGGCTATCCGACGCTATTGTTCTTTTTTCTTGCGTAAGTTTGCGATTTTCTTCCTCAGTATTAATTCTACTCTGCGCCATTCTAAGTTCGGTAGTAGAGATTGTTCGTCTAATGCCCCCAGATACCGTGGTGTCTCGTACTTCGATGGACGAAGCTTTTGCATTAGATAAAGTACTAATATTACTAGATATTCTTTCAATTTCTGTATCATATCTTGTTACATCATTTTGGTAAAAGTCAATTTTTTGTTGTATAAAACCTTTTTGGTTTTCTATAGCTGATAATTTAGAGTATGTTTCTTGATAAGCAGCACTTAAAAATCCATAAATACCCATACTAGTGATTAACACTAATATAATAGTAGCAATAGATAAATAAGTTCTTAATGTTTTATTAATAGTATCCCAATATTGGTATAAAAGTGAAGCTGTAACTAATTTTGCAAATTCCAATGAACCTGCCATTATAATAACTTCTAAACTTGCCCCAGCAAAAAGTTTGCTTAAGCCACTAACTGAATAGAAAGCGGCCGAAGCTGAAACCGACAGGGCAGAAAAGGCAATTAGGAATGGAAACATTCCTTGTTTGATGTTTTTAAGCATGATTATAAATATAAGAAAAATACAAGACTAGGACAAACTATTCTCTAAAACCTTTATGTTTGTCTATTCTATCTAAGATTTGGTTTAAGATGCTAGTTTTAATAAAACCAGCCATTGAAGCATTTTTAAGGGTACTTATTAATTGAAATATTACTAGAGGCATAAGCAGGGTTTCACTTAACCAACCAGCTCCGGGTATACTTTTTTCTATAACTAATATTAAAGTTAACATGACTATCCAAAAAACTAAAGTTTTAAGGATTTTTATAGCTTTAAACGTTTTAAATCCTTCTCTTTTAACACCTGCAAGTATACCAAAAAATCCATCTGCGAATACTAACGTAGTTATTGCTAAATATTGTTCTGCGTTTTGCATAGTTAGTTCCATAAAATAGGAACACAAAAATCCTAAAGACATACCTGTAAATAATATTATTAATTGAGTTGTTTTCACTTTTCTAATTGTGTCTTATAGCTGTATCAAAATCAATATATTTTACTCTTACTTTTTCACCTGATTCGATAGCATCAGCTACAATAGGATAAACTCTTTTATATGCATCTGTAGATGCTCCAATAAATCCAGATTTGCTTACATTTTGTTGTGAAGTATCACCTAATAGTAAACATCCAGCAGTATGTTCGTCAGTATTACCTGTATGCCAAAGTATCCATCTAAAATTAGGAACATTTTGTACATGGATCATTCCTCTATGGAACTTAGAACCATATTTTTTAGTATATCTTTGGTGATAACCTCCTTCTTTTCTAAGTTTTAAATCATAGATGCCAGCAGGAATTCTAGTTTCTGACATAACTTTAGTATCTCTAGCTTCATCCTCTAGGGTAAAACACATAAATTTTCTTTTACCATCACTTACATTAAATAGAATACCTAATGAAGAATCATTTTGGGAGCTAAATCTTAATACTTCTAATTTCATTTTTTTAATTTTACCAGTCGTCTCCGTCTATGTTAATACTAATATCAGGTTTAGATTCTTTTTCTGGTTCTGGTTCTGCAGGTGGTTCAGGAGTTTTTGTTCCTTTTTTACCAAATATTTGACCAATTTCTGCTATCCCAAAACAACCTAAAGTAATAAATAAAAATGAATCATAAATAAATTCATTAATTACTAAATCTTTACCAAAATAACCAGTTAGTAAATCTGCAAATGCAAATAAAGTCATGATTGCAAAAGCTGCAAACCCAACTACTGATTTTTCGTTAATATCATTTTTGTCGTTAAATAGATTTTTAAATGCCATCCACTTGTTTTTTAATTTATTAAACATATAATAACTTTTTAATGAAACTTGTTTATATTATTTCGTACTATAAATATTAGACTAAAATGCACTCATTATAAGTTCATCTATAAAATCTTGTACTTCTTCTCTAGTAGCCGACATTTTAAAACTAATGTCAGCCTGATATCTTTCTACTTCTTCTCCATCTTGAAATATTAGGATGGTGGGAACTACTACTACTTCATATTTTCCAGCATCCGCAGGTTTTGCTCCTATATCAAATTTTTCTATATCACAATCCGATAATTTTTCTACCCACTTAATTTCATTTGCACCATTCCAGGAGGCATTAAAATATTTTACTTCTACTTGGCTAAACATAGATAGAGAAGTCATTAGAAGTACAATACTTAATATAAATTTTTTCATAATAATTATCTTAATTTATCAATCTTATCTTCAATACGTTTCATGTCTTCTTTTAACTCTTTAACATCTTCTTGAGTTGACATGATCGTTTGACGAATCAATTGATCTTTCATATCATATTCCATTCTTGTAACATCTGGTGGAGGTGGAACTGGTAGTTCTTTTGCCTCATCTATATCTGCTTGTAATGCAAACCACATTCCCACTACTGTAGCAATTCCGAACGCTATACCTATTAATGTCTGTATGCTAATATTAAAGCTAGTGTTTTCGCTTAATTCTTTCGCCATTTTTTAAAATATTATATAATTGATACCAACTGAAAAATCATGCCAATTTCTATTCCAGTATTGGTAATATGTTCCTTCCGCGAATAGTCCAAGTGATTTTGTTAATTTATGACCAAAAATTAAACCACCAGAGTAATCTATCCATTGTCCTCCATTATAATTATGATAAGAAAAATCATCATTTGTGTTAAGGTGATATGGCATTATATTCCCCCACCCATGTAACCAAAAGTTTTTAGAATATTTATAATAATCAAAACCAAGAACTAAAGAATATTCTAATCTTAATGGAGCTTCATCTTGTTTTCTTTCTACATATTCTTCTAAAACTTGTGGAATAATTACTCCTTCCCATATATCAGTACTAGTTGCAACAACTGTACCAGATGGATTATAATAAACTTCAGAGCCTGCACCATCAAATTCTACTGTATATCCCTCTTGGAGAGCTAACCATGTATAATGTAAACTACCATTACTTAGCATCCATTCTTCTAAGGGATCATACCCATAGGGTTGAGAAAGTCTTTGAGCAGTTCCAATGTTAAATGAAAGTTCTTTAGAAATATTATGTTTATATCTTTGGGATGCCTGAAAATATTCTATGTCAATAAATCCTCCTACTAAATATTCCACTTTAGCAACCCAATCATCAGCTACATACCTTAAAAAATGATGCTGGTCTAAATATTCTATACCTTGTATTCTTCTTAGATCACCTTCAAATAAAAACTCAAAACCTTTAATACGTCCTAAAGTTGCATTATCTGAGTACGAGTCTTCTGTACCATTATAAAATACATTTTCTCTATTTTCATATTGAAATCTTGCTATTTTACGGATACCTACTGATAAGTTGTAATCAAATGGTGTTTTTACAACTCCCTGAACTAAAGTACCTGTGTTAACAGAAAATAAATTTCTATCAGATAAAGAAGTTCCACCATTTACCGCGGCAAAAATAGTTGCAAATTTAAAAGTTTTTTTAAGTTCTTTTTTAAATTTTGATTCAGTTTTTTGACTAAAACCTAAAAACGGTATTACTAAAAGTAGTATTAATAATTTTCTCATTTTATTCTTTAATTATTCTTTTATTAAATGTTTGATTTCCAGCTGTAATTGTTAAAAAGTAAACACCTGTTTCAGCATTTGATAGATCTATTTTGTCACTAGAAGAATCTTTAATTATAGATCTTCCTGCTATATCATATACTGAGTAAATTATGTCTACATTAGTAGCTATGTTTATTATGTCTTTAGTTGGATTTGGATAAACCATTACTGTACTTAATCCCCTGCTAAACATTCCATTAATATCAAATCCTTCCGGGAATCCATTCTCACAATAGTTATAAGTTTGTTGACAAATAGTATCCCATTCATTTTCACAACAGTAACTATCTACATCAATTACCCAAGCATAACATTGATTATTAAGCCAATAAGGATTACCAGGACCATCTATACAACCTGCATCGTACAAACAGGCCTCTGGGTCCGAAACGTTTGCTTCTGGGTTATAGTTATAAGATTCTGGATCTGTACAACCTATAACTGCTGTAATACAAGTACCATTATCTACATTAGCTTCTGGGTTGTAATTTATTGAATCTGGGTCCATACATCCATAAATTTTTTCTATACAGGTATAATCTTCTGTATTTGCATCTGGATTGTAATTTAATGCATCTGGATCTGTACAACCTGTTATGATTGGGATACAACTACCATCATCAACAGTTGCTAGTGCATTGTAGTTAAATGAGTTAGGATCCATACAGCCGTATAAAAGAGGGATACAGCTACCATCATCGGTATTAGCATCTGGGTTGTAATTTAATGCTGTATTATCTGTACAACCTAATATTACGGGGACACAAGATCCATCATCAACTGTTGCTAAAGCATTGTAATTAAATGAATCAGGGTTCATACATCCATATAGAATTGGGATACAAGAACCATCGTCTGTATTAGCTTCTGGGTTGTAGTTTAGAGAGGTATTATCTGTACATCCTTCTACTACAGGAATACAACTTCCATCATCTACAGTTGCTAATGCATTGTAATTAAATGAATCTGGATCCATACAGCCGTATAAAATTGGAACACATGTACCATCGTCTGTATTTGCTTCTGGGTTATAATTTAAAGAGGTGTTATCTGTACAACCATAAATTACATCTATACAACTTCCATCATCAGTATTTGCTAACTCATTGTAGTTAAATGAATCTGGGTTTGTACATCCAGTTAAAATTGGAATACATGAACCATCTTCTGTGTTAGCTTCTGGATTATAGTTAAATGATGTGTTATCTGTACATCCAAGAATTACAGGAACACAAGTACCATTATCGGTATTAGCATCTGGGTTGTAGTTGAATGAATCTGGGTCTGTACATCCGAATACTACTGCTTCACAAGTTCCATTATCAGTGTTAGCATCTGGATTGTAGTTAAATGAATCTGGGTCCATACAGCCATATACTACTGGTACACAACTTCCATCATCAACATTTGCGTCTAC